TGAGTGATGTTGTTGAGCGCGCCAAGGGCGCACTGGAAGGCGTGACCGAAGGGCCATGGACGTTCCAGCACTGGGGCGGACAGAACCAGAACGGCGACTACGCAGAGTCGATCCTCTTCGACGGCGCTGGCGAGTCCATGACCTACGGACTGCCCGACCATGACGGCGAGTTCATCGCGGCATCCCGGACTCTCATCCCTGAGCTGGTGGCCGAGGTTGAGCGGACTCGTGAGCGTGAACGGAAATTGCGGGACCTGTGCACCGCGGCCCCTCATCTGCGAGACCCCTGGGAGGACGACTGGAAGGGTGCGCAGGTCGTCAGCGTCAATGAGATTCTCGCAATTCTGTCAGAGGAGGAAGCATGAGCAGCGAAGCCCAGAACGTGATCGCCGACGTGATCGGCAAGCATCGCCCCATCGACAGCCGAGACGGCGAGGATGGGCTGTGCTCCTGCGGGTGGCAGGAGGGGGTTCGCTGGGGACCTCCCACATGTGCCGAGCACTTGGCCGAGGAAATCGACAAAGCCCTCGGAGGACTCACCCGCGAGACGGTGCGTGAACAGGTGCCGTACGGCAACTCGACCGCCGGTGTGATGCCGCCAGCGCCTAACCCTAGAACTGGAACTCGCTGGGTGTCGGGATGGAGCGAGGCATGACCTGTCTCTGCAATCCCGAACATGGCAAGTTGTGCGGTTGCGGAAAAAGGCTATGCGCACCCTGCTGCTACGCGGCGCATGAAACCTGCCCGTGCTCTTGTCCGGGGTGCAGCCCCGAGGGGTGGAGCGGCGCGCCGCCCTATCCCCATATCTGCGGGAAAGAGGATTCATGAACGTCGTCAATTACCTCCGCGAGTGGTACCTCATCTGGCGTCATCTCCGGGATATAGGGCCCGAGGGGAGGTCGCTTCTTAGTGGACGCACCGTATCTGTTGCCGCGGAGTTTCATCTCGACGGGCCAGAAGAGGCGGAAGAGTTTGTCGGCAGCCTTCGGGAATGGTTTACCGCTTGCGAGTGGCGCGGCCTGATCAAGGAGTTGAAATGAGCGATATCGAAAAGATGATAGCCGACATTCTGCGCTCAATGCCTGGCGGGTGTTTTGGCAGTGACGCAGACGCTGGAGCTAAGGCGATTATCGAGAAACTCGGCCTCGCTAAGTGCACCGTCGACTGGCCGGTGCCCGAGCGCTGGTGGGTCACCGCGATACAGGAACTGGGCGAGGACGGCAAATGGAGGTGGCGAGAATGAGCACCCTGTGGTGGATTGCGTTTTGGGTCATCCTGACAATCGAAGTGTTCAGCTTCGCGCTGACGTTCGCGCCCAAACCGCTGTGGCGCCGGATCGACCAGCGCAGCTCCAATCTAGCGGCCTCCCTGTGGGGATTTAGTCACCCCTTCGGGCCCCGGTTGAAGGTTGGCGAAACCAAGCCCTGGTACCGGGAGGATTGATGAACGACATTCTCAAAGAGATCATGAGCGAACTCGACAAACTCTGGAATGCCGAGATAGACAAGGCCGAGTCCACATGTGACGCCGGCACCTTCGAGGTTTCTCGAAACCACTCCAGCCGGGCCCATGGGATTCACCTTGCCGAGCAGATTGTCCGGACGGCCTTCTTCAAACGTGGATACGTGGTGAGTGATGAGTGAGTTAGGCGAATGGATCGAGGATATGCTGCGCTCCAATCCTCGCCCAGACTTCATTGATGTCGGGGCGTCCGAAAGTATTGCCCGCACACTGCGCAACCTTGGACTTCTCGCCGGGTGGAGTGATGAGGTGCGCCGCGCCGCGGCTGACGTGATCCTGGCCGATCTAGATGCCGAGCGCTACGCGGTGGTCAAGCTGCCGAGGCCAGTGGGGGTCAACGGCGAGGACAATGTCGCCCGGCTGAAGGCTCCCTACATCGACGGCTGGAGGGTAGTCGAATGAAGCATCGCCTAAAGGAGGGGCGCCCGCGCGTCGCCGACCTCCAGCACTGCGAATTCGAGTCCAACGATCGCGTTGGGAAGGTGTTCTGCACCCGCCGCGAGGGCCACGGCGGGTGGCACATGTCGGCCAGGCCGGGCTCAAAAGAGCCCGTCTATTACGTGACTGAGATGTCCATCTACATCCCCGACCGCTCGGACGCCGGGGTGGCCCATCTGATCCTCGAGCCGGGGGAATCATGAAGCTTGATACACGCTCCGCTACCGAGCGGGCCAAGTTTGATATCGCCAACCTCTGGAGTGGCGGGCACATCGGCCTACACATGGCCCAGTGGGGCTACAGGGTGGTGGAGCAGCTTTTCACCCCAGACACCGTGCACGCCTCGATTGCGCCGGACAACGGGGACTTGACGTTCTATTGGCGCGGCGGCGACCGCTCGATCCACCTGGACCTGTTCATTGATCACACGTGCTGGATGGCGGCCACCCGCCCGGGCAAACGCTTTAAGCACTACAGCCGCGACGGCGAGATCGCGGATTGGATGCGAGACGAATTGGCAGATTTCTCGGCCGCGGTAGAGGCTGCCAATCCTAACTGGCGGGAGCAAGAACTGTGAACAGGCACGTATTCAACAAGCACGAGTTCTACGGGGCAGGTTATGGCCCGCATGTGTCCGTCGAGATACCCGACATCACCTACGCAACCGTCACCAACGCGATCAACGCGCTGGACGATGTCTACTGGTCGGTGCGCGCCGATCTCACCCGACTTTTGGAGAAGGCATGACCCCCAAGCCTGGCGATGACGTCATCGTCGAATTTGAAGGCATCGAGCACGAGGGCCACGTTGAAAAGGTGGAACGCGGTTGGGTGTTCTGCACGATCAAGGTGGACCCGGAGGCGGATTACGGGTCCATCACCTCCCGACTGTCCCCGTATCAGACGGTGGCGGTGAGAACGACCGAGGTTAGGCCCCGCGAATGAGATTCTTCTTCGAGGGGACCGAGATCACCGAGGCTGAAGCGCATCAGGACCGATAGAGAAGGAAAGTTGAATGGCCCTGTCGGAAGAATACATATCCAGCTCGTTACGCGAGTTGACCAAGGCGCTCCGGAGCCTCACCGGAGAAGGTCCACTGGGGGTCCTCGGCGGCGACAACGGCTACGGATGCGATTACGAGAACGACGTCTTCATGATGCACCCGTTCTGCTGGTGTGAGCGGATGGATTGCCCCTGGTGCCTCGATTGCGAATGTCCAGACGGGGTCTATCAATACTTTGTTGACGGCCAGGCGGTCAACTCCGAAACGTACTACGAAGCGAACCCGCGAGCTCGCTCTTACCGCATCGTTGAAGAGTTGCAGTGCGATGGGTGCGTCAAGCGTCGCACTACGGGCTTCGCGCCCAACTTCCTCTACAAGCCCACCGGAGGCGAAGTGCACTGGTACAAGTACATCGGGAGAGGCATGGAGATCAAGGGCGATCTTCCTGTCGACTTCTTGGTGAAGTGCCTGGAGTCGCTCAAATGAAAAACCGGATTGGCTGGAGCTGGCGAAGCTGGGGCTTCCACGCCTACCGTCCGCGGGGTTGGTATCGAGTGAGCACCCCCATCGGATCGCTCGGCATCGACCACCACCGCCCGGTGACAAAATCCTGGATCAGCCGCGGGCGCTGCAAAGAATGGGACCTGCGAATCCCAGTTACCAAGGATTGGCAGATTCACCTCTCCACCCCGGGCAAGGACTACCTGACCTTGGTCGAGGGGCCGGATTACCTCCGCAACCTCAACTGGATTCTTGACGAGTTCGATTCTAGCTTCAATGATCTCGCCACCGCCAGCCTGCGCTACCACTTGGAATACTCGGTCTGCGACAATGAGGACCAGCGGGAACGATATGAGGATATTATCGCCCGCCTGAACGAGCCCTGCCCGAAGTACACCGAAGAAGAGGAGGTGATCCTGCACCCGCCAGGGCGGGAACGGGGTGACGATTTCGAGCTACGAGGCGACGGGGCCGTCATTTTCAAGTCCAGCCCTGAGCGAAGGGACGTATACGCCGCCTATCGCCAGCGAGAGGAAGAGTGGCTGGCCCGCGTCGACCAGGCTCGACACGACTTTGTGGACATCATGCGACACTTATGGTCTTAGTAAAGGGAATCTCTCGGCAAGATTTAGGTTGACGCCTTCGCGATAGGTCTATATCTTTCTAGATAACCAATCCGTTATCCGAAGGAGATGACATGATCAAGACGGTGCTAGTGGATGACATCACGGGAGACGAGGGCGCAAAGACGCGCCGATTCTCCATCGAGGGCGAGGCCTACGAGATCGACCTCGTCGACTCCACCTACGAGGAGTTGGAAAAGGCCCTCGCCGGCTTCATCGAATCCGCCCGCAAGGTCCACGGCAGCAAGAAGGCCACCCCCAAGCCCAAGGCCAATGTGTCGCCCACCGACAAGGCCGACCAGCTGTCCGCCATCCGGGACTGGGCGCGTCGTAGCGGCAAGAAGGTGTCCGACCGCGGGCGTATCCCCCGGGATATTGTCAACGCCTTCGAGGAGGCCCATCCGCAGTTCTCGCACGCGGGATAGT